GTGCTGCTGCTCCGACTCGCCTACCTGATCGGCGCCGCCCTGTTCGTGCTCGACCTCCTCGTGGGCGGCGCGATCGCCCTCGTGCAGATCAGCGAGACCGGCGATGTCGACGAGCACGGGCCCGCCGCGAGCCTGGTCGAATGGGGCGCCCTGATCGCCTTCTGCTTCACCGCGCTGGGTGCCGTGATCACAGTCGTGGCGACCGTCCGCCTGACCAAGAACGGCGATCCGGGGGACGTCGTCGACCCGGTTCGCGCACCCTGAAAAGGCATGCTAATGTTGACGACTGGCTCGCCAAGAGCCGCGCACCTCTAGCTCAATCGGCAGAGCAACTGACTCTTAATCAGTGGGTTCTGGGTTCAAGTCCCAGGGGGTGCACCACTCGAACGGCCCAGGTCTGCGGATCTGGGCCGTTTTTGCGTTAACCGGAGAGTCAGCCGAACGGCCGGATCCGCTATTTACTCGCTACTTTCAAACAGGGTCTCGATGACTTCCGAGAAGTCCGAGATCGTCTCCTGCTTCTCGATGTAGTACTCGATCGTGATGTCCTCCGTGCCGTGCCCCAGCTGGGCTGCTGCAGCCTTCACACCGAGCTTCCGGTCGAGGTGCGTCGCGACGGCCTTCCGGTAGTCGCGCGGCGTCTTCCCGGCGAGCGGTGTGCCCTTCAGCGCATCCCGCCACTGCCGGCGCACGTTCGCCGGCCACCGGTACGTTCCCGTCGACGAGGGGAAGACCATCTCGTACTCGGCGTGCACGCGTCGCTCGAGCAGCATCGTGTGGACCGTGCGCGGCAAGGTGAGGCCGCGGTGGCCGGCGAAGCTCTTCGGGTGGTCCTGGCGGACGAGGCCCCCGTCGGTGATGAGGGTGCTGTTCACGAACACGCGCCCCTTGTCGAGGTCGGTGTCGGTGTCCCAGTCGAGGGCGAGCTCCTCGCCGATGCGGGCGCCGGTCGCGGTGAGGACCTGGGCGATCTCGTAGAGCTCGGAGACGTGGTGCTTGTCGTACTCGCGGAACAGGTCGCGCATGAGGCGCAGCTCGTCCGCGCCGACGACCTTCACGAGCTTCTTCGTCGCCGTGACCGCGATGACGCCGGCGGCCGGGTTCGTCTGGACGGCGCCGTGGCGGACGGCGAGGGCGAACATCTGCATGAGCACGGTGCGGGCGGTGCGCGCGGTCGCGTTCGAGCGCATGAGGCCGCGGATGAACTTATCGAGCCGCGGGGTCGTCGCCTCCCGGATGCGGAGACTGCCGAGGCCCGGCTCGATGTGGGCGCGGATCGAGTTCCGGTAGGTGTTGATCGTGCCCGCCGTGGTGCCCTTCAGCTTCCGCTCCTCGAGCCACACGTGCGCGAGCTCGGCGACCGTCGACGTAGGCGACAGCAGCGCCTCCGACGGATCCTCGGACAGGGCCGCTCGGAGCGCTTCGAGGAGGGCCCGCTCGGCCTGCGCGTGCGACTTCCCAGAGCGCTGCATCACGAGCCGCTTCCCGGTCGAGTTCCGGTAGTAGGTGACCGCCGTCGGCTTCCCGCCGACGACCGTGCGGCGAATCTTCCCCCACGTCTCGAGGGGCATCGGCGGCCTAGGCATTCGCGTACCGCGCCGACCACTGCCCGGAGCCCATGTGAGGCGACGCGTACGTCGTGACACCGATCCGCTCGAGGCAATACCGCCGGTAGTCGACGACGATCTGCGGGGTCACGTCGAGCTCCTCAGCGATGAACGCGACGTCGGTCGACATCGCCTCGGCGCGTGCGTACTCGGCCGGGTCGACGAGCAGGCCGGCCGCGTACCGGTTCGCCTGCCGCTCCCCGACCTCGCTGTCGCAGGTGTGGCAGAACTGGGCGTGCCCGAGCTCGTGCGCGACGACCTCGTTCCGCTCGGCCCGAGTCAGGTTCATGTCGACGTAGATCGTGTTCTCGTCGTGGTCGTAGAACCCGAGCAGGCCCTCCTCGATCTGATCGAGATGTGCGACGTGGATGCGGACCCCCAGCCGCATAGCCTCCCCCACCAGCTGCAACATCACTCCTCCTCGGTGTCCTTCTTCGTTCGACGCTTCGCAGCCCGGCGGCCCTCTCCGCGGGCCCATGCCTCGCGTGCCTTCTCGGTGATCTCCTGCGGCGTGGCATCAGTATCAGCGGCACCCCCGACAGTGGGCACGGCACCCTCGGCGACCGCGTCGCTCAGAAGCCCGATCACGCGGGTCATGACCCGGAGTCTGTTCGCCGGCTCGATCTGCTCGATCAGCGGCGCGACCATGGCGAGGTAGCTCTGCACGTCTGCCGCGTAGTCGCGGTGCTCGAGCTCGACGTTCAGCGCCCGGAAGATCTTGATGAGCATCGCGGCCTGACCCGCAGTCGAGCCGCCCTCGATGTTGCGGACCGTGCGCTCGGTCGTCCCGGCAGCCTCGGCGAGTTCGATCTGGCGAAGCCCCTGCTGCGTGCGCAGCTGCTTCACCAGTGGCCCGTACGACAAACGCTCTTGCTGTGTCGCGGCCTTGATCGCCTGAGATGTGAGTTCCGGGAATTTCCGGTCAGTGTCATTGGTCACGGGTAGTTATCGTATGGGTATTTCCGCTGAATAGGCAATACCGAGGCTGAATCTCGAATGTCTTTCCGAACTTAACTTGCTTAACACCGGAAAGAGTGCCTAATGTCTTTCCTATGCAGAGCACAGAATCACCCGGACAGGTCATCAGGGTCCTGCGGGACCGGGCCGGGATCACAGCAAGGGAGCTGGCGGATCGTGCGGGCGTCTCGGAGTCGTACCTCTCTCGTGTAGAGAACGGCGTCACCGAGCCGAGCGACGCGTGGATCGGTCACGTGGCTCGCATCGCCGCCAGCGCCATCGCCGAGAACGCCCCCCGGAAGGGGAAGGCGGCATGACCGCGACGAAGTGGCTCACCGAGCAGCAGTGCTCCGAGCTCACCGGCATCCCGGTCGGCACCCTCCAGGACTGGCGCGGGAAGCGCGTCAACCTCCCCTACTCACGCATCGGCCGGCTGATCCGGTACTCGGAAGCCGAGGTCGACGACTACATGAAGGCCCAGCAGGTCCCGGTCAAGCAGTCGGCCTGACCCCCCACGAACTGCCGCGTTCGCATCCCCCACCGGTACACCCACCCGGGCGGGCGCGGCATCCCCATCGAAGAGAGAAGAGAGATCGATGCACCGTTTCAAGGTGTTCCGGTACGGCGGACAGATCGTCGTCGGCCGGTACGGTTCCCGCCGAGTCATCCCCTGCGGGCCCGGTCAGGACGGGTTCCGGCTCGCCCACACGATCGTGTCGCAGATCCAGGCCGGCGTCGTGTACTGCGACTTCGAGTCGCTCGCCACGATCTGGACCGGCCAGCCGCTGGTCCCGGCCCACCCGCAGCTCCGTCTCCGCGCGGTGGCGTCATGAAGGCGCTGGCTTTGAGGGACACCCTCATCGGGATATTCATCGGGTCGGCGGTGGTGATCGTCTTCCTGTCCTTCGCGTTCGGCGTCAACGGTCTGCTCCTCGTCTTCGCGGTCGTGATGGCCGCATCCGGCGTGGCACTGTTCGTGCTCGAGGCAAAAACGGGGGTGCGACGGTGAGCGCCCTCGAAGGCGAGACGGTCCTCGCCGGGCTCGACTTCCACCCGGTCTGCACGCTCGTGAACGGCACGTGCAAGCGCCCTGCGAACTTCGCGATCCAGATGATGTGCTGCTCGGTTGTCGTGTCGATGGTCTGCCAGGTGCATAAGGACACGCTGGCCGAGCACCTCGGAGTGAAGCAGGCGGGCGGGCAGACGTCGGTCTGTAAGCAGTGCAGCACGCCCCGGCTGTCGAGCAAGTTCATTCGGTTCATCCCGATCGGCGGCCGTTCGTGAGCATCGAGGATGCGTTCCGTGAGATCGCCCCGGGTGCCGGGTTCGGCTTCCGTGACGTGGTCGGCATCGACCCGTCGCTGAGCGGCACCGGCCTGGCACGCATCAGCGTGACCGGCGAGGTCGAGACGAAGGCTGTCGCGTCCCCGTCCCGTGAGGGGTGGGAGGGCAACTGGTCCCGGGTCCGTGAGATCGCCGGTCCGGTGGCCGTGTTCACGCCGCCGGAGTCGCTGGTGCTGATCGAGGAGATGTTCGTGCCTCGGGGTGAAGCGACCGCGGGGAAGGTCATCGAGCGGGCGTGGCTGTGGGGTCGGATCTACGACCTCATGAAGCGGCGCGGCTGCGTGGTCGTGGTCGTGAACAACTCGCACCGGGCGATGCTCGCGACCGGTTCGGGGGCGGCGAAGAAGCCGCAGGTGAAGGCGCGGATGCGCGAGAGATTTCCCGAGGCGCGGGTCTCGGACGACAACCAGGCGGACGCGCTGGCCATGGCGGCCGCGGGTGCGTGGTGGGCGGGGTTCCCGATCGAGGGGCCCACGCATGCAGGGCAGAACGAGGCCATGAGCAAGGTGCCGTGGCCGACGAGAGAGAAGAGAGAGAAGTGATGGAACAGCAAGTGCTCGACATCATCTGGTTCGTGATCTGGGGACTCGTGGTCCTCGCCGGCATCGGGGTGGTGCTCTTCGTCGCCGTCTTCGTCGTGAGCCTGCTCGGGTTCCGCAACGAGACGAAGAAGATCACCCGCGGATTCGAGAGGAAGAGCCGATGACCGTGAAGTACACGTCGAAGAAGCCCGACGAGAACAAGGATGCGCTGCAGGACCTCGAGGGCGAGTGGACGCGCCCCGAGATCGAGCCGGAGCCCGTGGTCGTGGTGGCGCTTGTGAAGCGTCACGCGATCGGGAAGAACGATGGCGGCGACTGGACGGCGACGGCCGGTCTGCAGCACGTCGAGGTCCTGACGGGTGATGCGGCCGAGGAGGCGCGCGAGCTGCTCGTGTCGGCCTACCAGGTGCGTTCGGGCGAGACCGAACTCGACTTCGACGGGGGTGACGACGAATGAGCAAGCTGACAACCCGACAGCAGCACGAGGCTCGCCTCCGCTCGGCGCACCTTCAGCCGGGCGCCCGTGAGGTGTTCCCGGTGCTCCGTGAGCGTCTCCTGGCGTCACGACCGATCGTCGGCGACAAGAAGCCGCGGCATGGTGCTGACGGGATCAGGACGCCGCTCGAGCCCATCTACGGCAAGCCCACGTTCCGCAACGTGATCGAGCGCGACGACAACGGTCGCCGGGTGCACGTATGAGCGCGGCCCCGACGCTTGCACCCGACCCTCAGGCGTCGGGGCTGACCGTCGAATACAACGTCGTCGAGCTCGTCGAGGACCGTGACGGGTTGCAGACGTCGACGGTGCACGAGACGTTCGACAGCGAGGTGGCCGCGGAAGCGGAAGCCGACCGCATGAACCACGAGTTCGGGGAGCGAAGCCTGTTCGGCGCCGGCGACTCCCGCGAGTACGTCGTCGACGAGGTGTGGTCATGAGCGGCCGCGACGGCATCGTCCTCGACATGCCCGACGAGGTCTACCACGGTGGCCCCGAGCTGTCATCCACGGGCGCCCGGAAGCTGCTCCTCGCCCCGGCCGTGTACCGCCACTACGTCGAGCACCCGCAGCCCGGGAAGAAGGCCTTCGATGTCGGGCACGTCGCTCACGCGAAAGTCCTCGGAGTCGGCACCGGTGTGATCGCCTACCCGGCTGAGCATCTGACGAAGTCGGGCAACGTGTCGACGAGAGCCGAAACCGTCGAGTGGGCTGCGAAGCAGCGTGCGGTCGGTCTGGCGCCGATCAGCCCCGACGACATGGCGAAGGTCGACGCGATGGCGGAGGCGATCCTCGATCATCCCAGGGCGCGGGCGATGCTCGAGCAGCAGGGCGACGCGGAGGCTTCTGTGTTCGTCACCGACCCGGCCACGGGCGTCCGGATGCGGGCCCGCTTCGACTACCTGCCCAACGCGGCCCAGTCCGAGCCATGGACGGTCGACCTGAAGACCACGTCGAAGTCGGCGCACCCGGAGGACTTCTCCCGGACCGCAGCCAACTACGGCTACCACGTGCAGCAGGAGTGGTACCTGCACGCGCTGGGCCTCGCGACTGGTGACTTCTCCGGGCGGATGAAGTTCATCGTCGTCGAGACCGCGCCCCCGCACCTGGTCGGTGTGTATCCGCTCGCGGCTGAGTACGCCGAGATCGGCCGCGACCGCGTGAAGGAAGCCCTCGAGACCTACGCCGAGTGCACCGCGTCCGGCGTGTGGCCCGGCTACGACCTCGACCCCGATCCGATCCAGCCGCCCACGTGGCTGATGTTCAACGAAGGAATGATCGAATGAATCTCACAGAGAGCATCGTCCCGAAGTCGGACCAGCTCAACGCCGACGACCTCATCGCGGGGCCTGTCACTGTCACGATCGTCGAGGTGCGAAAGGGAACCCCTGAGCAGCCCGTGAGCGTCTTCACGGAGGAGTTCGGCAACGGACGCCCGTACAAGCCGTCGAAGTCGATGAGGCGCGTGCTGGTGACCGCGTGGGGCGCAGAGACCGACGCCTACGCCGGCCGAAAGCTGACCCTGTTCCGCAACCCGAAGATCAAGTTCGGCGGCGAAGAGGTCGGCGGGATCCAGATCTCGCACATGTCCCACATCGGGGACACCCTCAGTGTGAAGCTGACCGTCGCGAGGGGGAAGCGTGCACCGCACGAGGTTCTTCCGATCGACACCCCGCCGCCGGCCGCTTTGAAGGACGAGTCCGGTCGAGACTGGCTCACCGAACTCGCCGACGCGGCGAAGATCGACCAGGCCGCCGTCGGTGCCCTCGGCGTCGAAGCGAAGGCGGCTCACGCCGACCCTGTCGTCGTGAATCTGATCTCGAAGACCTGGTACGAACTCGCTCCCAAGACGCAGGGAGAGAGCGCATGAACGCCCGACGCTGCGAGGATTGCGGGCTGCTCCTGGGACTCGTCGGCCTCGACCGTAACGGTGAGATCTACGAGTGCTCGCTCGGACATCGCGTCACGGTCCCGACCGAGCTCGCGGCGAAATCCGAAGCGCTCGAGGTCGCACTCGGTGAGCGTGACCGTGCTCGGGAGCTCGCGGTAAAGCTCGAGGAGCAGCTGGCCCTCATCGAGGAGATCGTCGTCGAGCCAATGGACTTCGGTGTGGCAGCTGCCGGTCGAATCCTGCGCATCCGGGACATCCTCGGGGCCGAGGTGCGCGCATGACTGCCCCGACCGCCTCGGTGCGGCTCCTCACATTGGATCGTGACAACGACCGCTGTGTGGCCTGCGGTGCGCGCGGTCCGCTCGAGTTCCAGCACCGGGCCGCGGTCGGGCAGGGCGGGTCGAAGATCCCGCCGCTCGTCACCGAAGGACTGATGCTCTGCTCGAGCTGCAACGCCCGCGCGGAAGCTGACCTGCAGACGCAGGCGCTGTTCTCGGGGTGGAAGGTGCGCCGATGGGTGCCGGCACGGTACGGCGCCGACAAGGTGCCCGTCTTCTACACCCCCGAGCTGTCGTGGTGGCGGCTGACCCCGGACGGCGAGCGGTACGAGGTGTCGGCCGCAAAGGTGGCGGAGTTCATGGAGTTCGTCTACGGCGACGAGTGGGCCCGATGGTCGGCCGAGCTCAACCGGAAGCGGTGGGCCTGATGAGCGTCGACAAGGTCGCCCTGCTCACCTGGCTGGGCCAGCGGGCACAGACAGAGAACGCGGTGCACGGGGCGATCTACGACGGCCTGATAGCGCGCATCAAGCGCGGAGATTTCGACGAAGAGGAGGTGAAGGACTGATGGCGTACAAAGCGACGCACTGGGCATGGGAGCTCGACCTCCCGACGACGAGGAAGTTCACGTTGATCGCGCTCGCTGACATGGCGGACGAGGAGTTCTCCTGCTTCCCCGGTCAGGAGCGTCTCGCGCGGATGATAGGCGCATCGGTCGACACCGTGCAGCGGGCGCTGAAGTCGCTCGAGGAGGACGGATACATCGAGCGACAGGCCCGGCGCCGGGACGACGGATACCGCACCTCAGACCGCTACCGGTTGCGGGTCGGATCCTCACACCGCAATATGCGGCCTAAGAATCTCACACCGCAACCACTGGCACCTCACACCGCAAATGGCACGGATCTCACACCGCACAGTGCGGGGGTAATCACCAGTAAGAATCACCATGAATCACCAGACATGTTCGATCTGGATATTCCGGCGGATTCGACCGGTGCTGGGTCGTTCGCGGAGTTCTACATGGCCTACCCGAGGAAGGTCGGCAAGGAGGCTGCGCGGAAGGCGTTCGCTGCCGCGTCGAAGAAGACCGATCCCGCCGACATCATCGCTGGTGCACAGCGGTTCGCATCGGATCCGAACCTTCCGGAGAAGCAGTTCATCCCTCACCCCTCAACGTGGCTGAGCCACGGTCGGTGGGACGACGAACCGCTGCCGGCTCGAGCGACTGAACAGCCTGTGGCGAACCCTGACGCTTGGATGCAGTCGTGACCGGGGCGAAGGTCACCGAGCGCGACATGCTCGATGCCCTCACCCGCCGGTACACGTCGGACGGTGGCAACGGTGACCGGTGGATCCGCGCCGAGCACGTCCGCAACGGCACGGGCTTCATGGGCTATGACCAGCTCTCGGGACGCTGCGCCGGCCCGCTCCGCACTGCCGACTTCATCGCGATCGACGGATGGGAGTCGAAGCGGCACGTCGTCCACGGCCACGAGGTGAAGGTTTCGCGGTCCGACTGGCTCACCGAGCTGCGCGACCCGGAGAAGGCCGAGGCGTTCCGGCCCTACTGCGACTACTGGTGGCTCGTGGCGTCGGACGCGCGGGTCGCGAAGCTCGACGAGCTCCCGACCGGCTGGGGCCTGATGGTCCGAAGCGAATCTGGGGTGCTCCGCGTCACGAAGCAGGCCCGCAAGATCGACCGGCTGCCGCTGCCGTGGCCGATGACCGTCGGGCTCGCTCGAGCCATCCAGAAGACCGGCATCCGGACGACGGCGCGGGGGTGGCTCGCATGACCGGGTCGCGGGCCGAGCGGTCCCTCCTCGGCGCGATCCTTCTGGATCCGTCTCAGGCGCGGGCGGTGCACGGCATGGTGTCGGGCACGGACTTCGAGGATCAGCGTCTCGGCATCATCTTTGCCCGCATGCTCGAGCGTGCCGCGGCAGGGTCGCCGGTGCCGATCGGCACGGTGTCGACGAACTTCCCCGAGTGGGGAATCCGTGGCATCGAGGCCGGCGCCGAGTTCGACTGGATCGACGCGGAGATGACCGTCGCGTACGCGGCGGGCGAGTATGCGCGGACGGTGCGGACGGATGCGATGCGTCGGGCGCTGGGCACGGTCAATTCGACGATCAGCGGGCAGCTGCAGCAGGGCCGCTCACCGTCGGACGTCGCCACCAGCGTCCTGTCGCAGCTCACGAAGGTCATCGAGGGCGGCTCGTCGGGCCGGATGCTGACGAAGACCCTCCGCGAGGTCATGGAGGGCGGGACCGACGAATACGACTGGGTGATCCCGAACCTGCTCGAGCGCCGCGACCGGCTGATCCTGACCGGCGCCGAGGGCCTCGGTAAGACGACGCTCTCCCGGCAGCTCGTGATCCTGGCGGCCGCGGGCATCCACCCGATCACGTTCGCGCCCATGACGCCGGCGCGGGTCCTCGTCGTCGACGCCGAGAACACGGAGGTGCAGTGGCGGCGCGAGGTGAAGTGGATCATCGACGGCGCGAAGCACCACGGTGTCCGCGACCCGCAGGACTTCATCCAGATCAAGGCCGGGTCCCGGATCGACATCACGTCGGGCCCGGACCTCGCGGACATTCACCGGCTGGTGGACGCGCAGAAGCCTGACCTGCTTTACATCGGGCCGCTCTACAAGCTCGTGCAGGGGGCGATCACGAACGACGACGACGCCGCGCCGCTGATCGTGGCCCTCGACTCGCTCCGCGACCGGGGCCTCGCCCTGGTGATGGAGGCGCACGCCGGCAAGGCGGCCGGCGCGAACGGCGACCGGGACCTCAGGCCGCGCGGGTCGGCGGCCCTCCTCGGGTGGCCGGAGTTCGGGCTCGGGCTGAAGCCGTCGCACATCGGGAAGCCGGGGCAGGCGGTCGACGTCGTGCCGTGGCGCGGCGGCCGGGACAGGGATAGGCCGTGGCCGAAGACGCTGTGGCGCGGATCGACGTGGCCGTGGGAAGCAAGCAAATGACGAAGGGAAAGCAGATGAGTGTGATCGAACAGACCCCCATGACGATCGCGGAGGTCGAGGTGAACGACGGCTACCGGATCGAGCTGCGGCAGATCCGGAAGTGCACGGACTACTCGCCTGAGCAGGCTCAGCAACTCGCCGCGGAACTGACCGTCGCTGCCGCTGAGGCGATCGAGATGCTCGCGGAGCACAACCGGGTCGCGCAGCAGCGCATCGACGCCGCACCGCTCGCGCAGTGGGAGCACAACCTCATCGACGACCTGCCCATCGACAGGCACGCAATCGAGATCCGGGAGGACCAGTCATGACCGACGAAACCACCACCTGGCCGACGATCGGCGCCTTCGCTGACAGCGTCGACCGGGCACTCACGGAGGTGCGGGCCGTCCTGACCGTCGAGGACTACCTCGCGATGGGTATCGACGAGGAGTCAGCCGAGGTCATGGCGTCCCAGGCGGCCCGTGAGGCGGCGAACGGCACCCCGGATGCCCGGGAGTCCATTCGGGCCGCTATCGACGCCGTGGAGGCCGCTGTGGCCTCCCGGGAATGCACACTCTCCGGGCGGTGGAACTGCTCACTGCCCGCCGGGCACGATCCGGAGGTGCAGCCGTGCGTGAAGACGTGCGTGAACCACTTCTGGAAGCGCACCGGCGAGTCCGACGAGGTGTGCGGCATCGAGCCGGCGCTGGCGAAGTTCGGGCACCTGTGCGGGCCGTGCTTCGGTCGGGCGCGCCGGCAGTTGCGAGACCTCATCGAGGTGCTGCCGTTCATCCGGTCGCAGGTGCAGCCGTCGATGGAGTCGGCGCGCGGCCCCCGCGTGTCGGGGACGCGTGAGGCGCCGATCCCGTTGAACGCTCAGGCGGTCGAGGACTCCCACGACCTGTTCCAGCGGGTGAACGAGTGGATGGCCCAGTTCGACGAGTCCCTCGGCCTCGGCGCGTCGCTGGTGATGCTGACCTGGTACCGGCGGTCCGGGGAGCGGCTGCCCGACTTCTGGGCCGACGAGTACGCCGCCCGCCTCGTGATGACCGACCTCGCCGCCTGGTACGAGACCCACGAGCGCCGCATCGTGTCCGGGCTCCCGCCGCTCACAGTGAAGGCGTGGACGGAGGACATCGCCGACATCGGACGCGAGTTCCGGGGCCGCTACAAGCTCACCGCGCCCCGTGAACGGGTCGTGTCGCCCCGCCGGTGCCCCGAGTGCGAGGAGTACGCCGTCGCCGCCGAGGTGGGCCTCGGGCACCAGCTGTACGTGTGGTGCCAGCACTGCGGAACCGTCATCGACGCCGCCGAGCACGCACCCGACTTCAAGGCCGCCGAGCGGGCCGCGACGGTCACGATCTCGCTTCCCTGCGAGCAGGGCAAGCACAAGCAGTGCGGGTGGGCCGAGTGCCCATGCGACTGCCACCACGAACACCGAGCAGCCTGAGGAGGCAACCATGAACGAGAACGAAGAGAAGACCGAAGCCGAGCACGTGCATCGGATCTGGCACCCGCTCGGCGACACCCCTATCACTGTCCAGATGAGCCGCGAGCAGTTGCAAATCATCCAGGACGCACTCAACGGCGTTCACATCGCCTCACGCGGCTGGGAGACGGCGATGGCTGACGAGCTCGAGAAGGTGCTGAAGGCGTCGATGGAAGGTGATCCCTCGTGACCGCGAAATGGATGGACCTACGCGAGGTGAAGCGCTGGTCGACTCTGCGGTGTGAGCACTGCGGCCACCGGTTCCGATGGAAGCGCGACTACCGCTTCTCTTTCGGCAACCGCGACGGGAAGGTCTACCACGAGTCGTGCATCGGCTACCTGACATGGCGCACTACTGCTGCCGAACGTCTCGCAATCGTCGGCCTGGTGTCGGAGCTATCCGGCCTCACCAGCCGAGACGTGATGGTCGCCGCCGAGCTGCGGGCCAACGATGAAGACCAGCGCATAGCCGACAGCAACCGGGTCTTTCGGGTGTTCCGCGACCTAGACAAGGCTCAGGAGGCCCGCTCGTGACCGCTCTCACCCCTGACGACCTGGCCCGCATCGAAGAACTCGCACGCAGGGCGGTCCCCGGCGAATGGCGGATCGGAGAGCTGTCGGACGTGTTTCAGGCCCGCAAGCGCGCGCAGGTGGAACTTCGTGCGGCTGTCCCTGCCCTGGTGGCTGCGGTGCGGTCCCGCGACGAACGGATCATCGAACTCGAAGCTGAACTGCGGGTAGCTGAGGATCAGGCGAACAACAACGCGGCAGACGCGATCCAGGCTGAGGCCCGGGCGGCAGAAGCAGAAGCCGTCGTTGTCGCCCTCATGGAGGCCACAAGCATTCTGGGCTCGACCGATGCCGAGATGATTCAGTGGATCGGAACCGCGTTCGAGTCAACCCGATCACAGGAAGTGCTTGCTCGCGTCAAGGCCGAAGCATGGTGGGCGGGCGTCACCGCCCAATGGGAGCACCGCCCGATCGGTAACCGCGTCCTCGAGTCCGAGAACCCCTACCGGGCAGGAGGCGACCAGTGAGCTACGAACTGAAGACCGAGCGGCTTCGGCAGATCTACACGCTGAGCGCTACGAGCGGCATGCCCGTACTGAGCCGTAGCGCCGACGAGGAGAAGGCGATAGCGGGCCAAGTCTTCGATGACTGGCTTGCCAGGGTCAAGAGGGAAGCCGCAGCCGAAGCATGGCGCGAAGCCGCTGAGAGGGTGCAGGCCATGGTCGACGATCGGCCGGCGCTCACCGCGCGCAACATCCTTGGGTCGCTCCGGATGCAGGCCGACCTTCGTGCCGCCGAGATCCGGGAGGTGAAGTGATGCCGAAGCGCATCCAGATGAGCAGACAGCGCCCGTGGCGGGCCGACAACCCCGACGCGGTGATTGTCGCCCGACCGTCGAAGTGGGGCAACCCGTTCGTGGTGGGTCATGGAGCCGACGACCGAGAGCAGGCCGTGCAGTTCTTCGCCAACTGGCTCAGCAACTCCCTCCGCGACGGCCGGTACGCCGACGGGCGAACCGACTACCTCGGCGCGGAAGCCGCCGACCGCCCGAGCGTCGAGACCATCAGGGCCGAGCTCGCGGGCAGGGACCTCGCGTGCTGGTGCCCCGTGCCGGCCGAGGGCGAGCCCGACCACTGCCATGGAGCAGTGCTGCTGCGGATTGCGAACCGCTGATGCAGCCGACGCTCTTCGACCTCGACGACGACCGCCCCGCCCGGGTCGCGCTCGAGTACGCGCAGATGCCCGCACGAGCCCCGTTCTCGCGCACCCCCATGAGCGCAGAGCTCGCGCGGGACAGCGGCGTCACCTCATGGGTGCGCGCGGGGCACCGCGTCGACGAGCAGCGCCCGCTCGTGCACGGCCTGACGCTCGACCCGCCGACGGTCACCTGCGACGGCTGCGGCTACTCGGTGACCGCGCCGAGCACGGGCGTCCCGTTCAACGTGGTCATCCTGACCTGCGGCATCGTCTTCAACCCGCGCACGTACAAGGACGGCGATGCGCGCCGCCTCTGCCGCGACTGCCGCCGAACCGAGTGGGGAAACCGAGACTGATGGAAGACCGCGAGCTCTACGACATCCGGAGCGCGTCGCGCCGGGTGAAGCGCTCGCGCCGCTCGATCTACTACTGGATGCGCCACGGGATGCCGTTCCAACTGATCGGGGGCCGGCGCTACATCGCCCACGCCGACCTCCTCAAGATGCTCCGCGTGAGGATCCACAACGAACGCCTCCACCAGTTCACGAAAAAAGATTAGGTCCGCTACTTGACGCTCACGGCATTGCACAGTTTCACTACAAGGTAAGCACTTCCACACCCACCGGTTCGAGACCTTCTCCCGGTGGGTGCCGTGCATCACGAACCCGCCACCGACTCTCTCCGGTAGGCGATACAGGGCGACAACCTGGCACCTGGGGGTGCGAACTCGTCACTGGGCGGCCGGCCTGGGAGCGCATCTCTCCGGCCGCCCCCAACAGCCGGACGGATGCCGAGCTCGGGTCGTAGTGGCCTAGCCAGGGGCAGCATTGGACATGGGCGTCTGCCGAACTCGTCCACCGGAGAGCATCCGTCCACCTCTCGGCCGTGTACCTCACCCAGCCCGCCTGACACGCGGCGCGGTGACCGGAGCGGCAACCACGTCGAAGGAGACACCGATGACCACCGTGACTGTTGACGGCGAAACCCTCGAGGTCGGGGATGGACCGGTCCTGCCGAGCACGCTCATGCGCGCATCCGGAATCACTTCCCCGGAACGCTACGACCTCCTCGCGCTGCCGATGAGCAACGGCGACCACGCTGTGCGGAACGAGCCCCTGCAGCTGCGCGACGGCGCCCAGTTCATCACCGCACGCAAGAGCACCACGGTGTCCTGATGCGCCCGCTCCCGGTCCTCCTCGTCGGCCTGTTCCTCATGAAGCTCGCGGTCCTCGCCGCGCTCTACTCACTGCGACTCTCACCCGCCGACCCCGGCCCACTGGACCCCAACGACTGATGGCGAACCGCACCCAGCAGTTCCGCGACGACATGAAGGCCCAGTGGGAACCGATCAACGCCCCATGCGCTGAGTGCGGGCAGGCGACGATCGACTGGGACGGGCCGAAGAACCAGCCCGACTCCTTCGAGCTCGACCACAAGCTGCCCCGCGTGAACTACCCGGAGCTCGAGTTCGAACCCTCCAACGCACGCCCCACCCACCACAGGTGTAACCGGCACAAGGGTGCAGGGCAGACCGTCCCCGACCTCGGCATGACCAGCGAGGAATGGTGATGGGCGCCAACGACAAGCACGCAGCCACCTACCACCCGAACACAGGAGACACCGTGAAGCGCATCACCATCGAAGAGGGCCCCCTCGCCGGCAACGAGTACGACGTACCCGACGACACCACCCGCCTCGACATCAACGTCGACGGCGGCCACTACACGGTCGGCCCCAAGCACGCACCCTGGCACCCCGACGAGGAGCCCGCCAAGGCCAAGCCGCGACCGCCCCGCAAGCCGAAGCCCGATACCCCGACACCCGAAGTCGGCACTGCCGAGGTCACCGTGCTCGAGCAGCAGCCCGCGCCCACCGCCGACACCCCTGAGTAGCAGAGCAGGTTCCCACCATGCGCCGCATCGACAAGACCACGAAGACCTACCGCCACGGGTACACCGCAGGCGTCCTCCTCGGATTGCTCGTCATCACCCTGGTAGCCATCGCCCTCGTGGGCTGCATCACCACCATCACCCGCGCACTCATCAACGCCTAACCACCCACGCGGCGCTATACGCCCGCCTAAGCCACTTTCCGACCCCAAATGGGTACACCTAGGGGCAGGGGGGTCAAAATCGCTGCAGCACACCACCCAGGGCATTCCGCCGGCAGTGATTTCCCCCATCGGTGAGTGAGTTCTCCAAAACACGGTGTCCGCGTCCGCGTGAGACCCTCTTTAGACCAACCCCGTCGTCCGTAACTCAGTGGGAGAGTACGTCACATGGCGCGGCGAAGTCCCAGGTTCGATTCCTGGCGGCGGCGGGGCTCTGGGTGTGCCTCGCGGCCCTAGTGAATCCGGGAGGATCGCGATGCCGACCAGCGAAGATGAGCGTCGCGCTCGGGATGCTGAGCGCAAGCGTCGGCGGCGTGCCGAGCAGCGAGCCGAGGCGGCTGCAGTGAAGGCCACCGGACGCGTCGGCGCGGACACTCCGGACACGTCCGCGCCGACGACGATGCGCGACGAGGTCGAGGCTGCGATCGCTGCGATGAAGTGGCTGGTCGAGTCGGATCGGGCGTCGAAGGCGCAGGCTCGGATGCTCGCGGAGGACGTTGACCTGCTGCGTCATGCCGGGGAGACGACGAAGGCGCTGTCGGCGCAGCGCGCGCTGTCGCGTGTGCTCGCTGATCTGGGCGGGACTCCGACGGTGCGGATGCAGCACGAGCTGCGTTCGTTGCGTGCGACGACGAAGAGCGAAGGTTCCGATGGCGAAGGCAGCAGCGAAGGCGGGTCGTCGGCCGGCGGCAACGTCACGGCGCTCCGCCGCCCGGAAAAGCGCGCACGGTAAGCGGTTCGGCTGCCAGACTCCGCGCCTGTTCACGCCGCCGCTTCGGCCGCTGACCCCTGACACGTCCCTCGGGTTTGAGGTGATCGAGTTCTGGGACTGGATGCGGGACCGCCTCGAGGAACTGGACGCCGGTCGCACCCCGGAGGACGACACCGACTACCTGGGTCTGATCCCGCGGGCGCTCGAGTGGCAGCGGTGGCTGCTAATCCACGCGCTCGAGCTCCTCGACCGGCCCGGCGCGATCTTCCGGTTCCGGACGGTGTTGCTGCTGGTGGCCCGCCAGAACGGGAAGAGCGTCCTGCTCACCGTCCTGATCTTGTGGCGCATGTTCCAGGACCGCGCCCGCATGGTGATGGAGACGCACGCGTCCCTTGATCACGCGAAGCAGGCGTGGCTCGAAGCGGTCGCTATCGCTGAGGCCATCCCGGAACTCGCCGACGAGATCCAGAAGGTCAACGAGGGCAAGGGCTCCGAGCTGCTGTGGCTCGACGGCGGCGAGATGTTCAAGATCGCGTCGGCGAACCGTCGCGGCGGCCGCGGCTTCCGCGGGGACCTAGTCATCTTCGACGAGCTCCGCGAGCATCAGGACTGGAAGGCGTGGTCGGCGACGTCGAAGACGACCATGGCCCGGGCCCGCGCCCAGGTGTGGGGTGTCTCGAACGCTGGCGACTCGACCTCGGTCGTGCTGCGGCATCTGCGCACGGTCGCGCTGGCCGGCATCAACGGGGAAGCGCCCGAGGGCATCCCCGACGAGATCCTCGCCGAGGTCGACCTCGACTCGATCGGCCTGTTCGAGTGGTCGGCGGCCGAGGAACGCAACGGGATGCCGACGTCGAAGTGGGACCGCGAGGGGTGGGCGGAAGCGAACCCGTCGATGGGCTACTCCGAGCTCGACGAGCGCGCGATCGCTGCGGCCGCGTTCTCCGACCCGGACTGGGAGTTCCGCACTGAGGTGCTGTGCCAGTTCGTGAACATGGCCGGGCAGGGTCCGTTCCCGAACGGGTCGTGGCAGAAGACGTCCGTGCCGAGGGTGCAGCGCGACACCGCGCGGCCCGCCGCGTACTGCGTCGACCTGTCCCACAACCGGCAGATGGCGTACATCGCGCTGGCGTTCTGGGACACCGAGGGCCGACGGCGGGTGGAGATCGTCGCGAAACGCGCCGGCACCGAGTGGATCATCCCCTGGCTGCTGTCGCCGGCCCGCAAGGTGAAGCCCGAGCACGTGACCCTGCAGACGAATGGCGCCCCGATTTCGTCGATGGTCGCCGAGTTCGAGCAGGCCGGTATCGAGCTTGCTCCGTGGAGTGGCGCTGATCTGGCCCGCTGGTCCGGTGTCTTCTATGACGGCATCCGCCGCTCGATGGACGACGAGGCCGACGGCGGCGAGCTCACCCTCACGCACGGCATCCAGCCCGTCCTCGACCTCGCCGCGACCTCCGCCCGCATCAAGGCGCTCGGCGACGGGTGGGCGATCGACCGGGACAAGTCCCCCGAGGACGCCGCACCACTCGTGGCCGCAATCGGCGCCATCGGCCTACTCAACACGAACCCCGAACCGACCGTCAGCGTCTACGAGACGCGGGGGCTCGTGTTCCTCGACTGATCAACATGGAGGCCACAGTGGGCGTACGTGAAGCTCTGGCCTCACTCGTGGGGATCAACGGGACTCCGAACATCGAGTACCTCGGCCCGACGTTCCGCAGCATGATCCTCGGCCTCACCCCCGAGGAGCTGTACCGCACCCAGCCGCACCTGCGCATCGTGCTTTCGTTCGTGGCGCGAAACGTGGCCCACCTCGGCCTGCAGGCGTTCGAGCGGGTCGGCGAGAACGACCGCCGCCGCGTGCGCACGGGGCCTCTGGCGATGCTGCTGAAGCGGCCGAACGCGACGATGACCGGATACGAGCTGCTCGAGTCGCTGGTCTCCGACCTCGGCCTGTACGACTGCGCCTACTGGTTCTTCTACGAGGACGCCAACGCTGCGGCTGGATGGTCGGTGCAGCCGATCCCCGCATCGTGGGTGGTCGAGCAGCGCGGCGGCAACTTCTTCGCCCCCTCCGCATACCTCATCCAGAACCCTGACGGCACCCGCACCGAGATCCCCGCCGAGAGCATGCTCGCGTTCCACGGCTGGAACCCGGGCCGGCCGAAGCATGGCGCGTCCCCGATCGACACCCTCAAGCAGATACTCGCCGAGCAGGTGCAGGCCTGGTCCTACCGGGAGCAGATCTGGCAGCGCGGCGGCCGCGTCGGTGCGTACCTCACCCGCCCCGCCGGCGCCGCATGGTCCGATACCGCCCGGAAGAACTTCGCCGAGGAGTGGAAGAAGCGGTGGACGGGCATCGACGGCGCGAAGGCCGGCGGCACCCCGATCCTCGAAGAGGGCATGGAGCTCAAGCGGCTCGGCTTCTCTGCTCGCGAGGAAGAGTGGGTGGCCGTATCGAAGCTGTCCCTCGGGACCATCGCCGGCGTCTACCACGTCAACCCCGTGATGGTCGGCATCCTCGACAACGCGAACTTCTCGAACACCAAAGAGTTCCGGAAGATGCTCTACTCCGAGACCCTCGGACCGACGCTCGCGATGATCGAAGACCGCATCAACGCCTTCCTCGTGCCCCGCCTCGTGGGCGAGAAATCCGTTTACGTCGAGTTCAACATCGCGGAGAAGCTGCAGGGCGACTTCGAGGAACAGGCCGCCGTCATCTCGACTTCGACCGGGCGCCCCTGGATGACTGCCGACGAGGCACGTGCGCGGTTCAACATGCCGGCGCTCGGTGGAAACGCTGGCGAACTTGTGGTGCCCCTCAACGTGCTCATCGGCGGGCAGGCGTCACCTCGCGATTCGGGAACCCAAAACGAGGGCCCGAAGGATCTCGGCGAGCTGCCGCAGATCAAGGCGCCCACCCGTCGGGTGAAGGCGCAGCGGAACCCGAACCACGTAGCGAAAGCCGAGGAGGTGCTGCGCGCGTTCTTCAAGCGGCAGCGCGCATCTGTCCTGGCTCGGCTGGGATCGAAGGCGCCTGAGTGGTGGGACGAGGACCGGTGGAACTCGGAACTCTCCGACGACCTGTATGCGCTGTCGGCGACCGTGTCGCTGGACGTCGCGAAGTCGGTGCTCGCTCGCGCGGGACTCGACGCCGACCAGTACAACGCCGAGCAGACGTACGCGTTCCTTCGCGCGATCGCCGACAAGCGGGCCGACGCCATCAACGGCACGACCCGTGAACAGATCATCGCCATCCTCGACGGCGACGGCCCCGAAGACGCGGACGGTCCTGGCCATGTCTTCGACCTCGCCGAGGGTGAGCGCGCTGCGAAGGCCGGGCTCACGCTCGTCACGACCGTCACCGCGTTCTCGACGGTCGAGGTGGGCCGCCAGAACGGTGGCGCCGAGAAGACGTGGGTCGTCACCTCCTCGAATCCGCGTCCGTCTCACGCCTCCCTGAACGGGGAGACCGTGCCGATGGACTCCACCTTCTCGAACGGCGCCAACTGGCCCGGCGACTCCTCGGCGCTCGACGTCGACGAGGTCGCTGGCTGCAGCTGCGACGTCGAGATCAGCATCACCACCTGACCGAAGGGATCGGAATGAAGACCAAGCAGATGCCGGTGCGCATCAAGGCCGGCCCTGATGACGGGCTGCTCGAAGGCGAGTTCATCGTCTACCCCTCGACGTTCATCAAGGAGCCCGACTCCTACGGTGACATCGTCGCCCCGGGGGCGTTCGCCGACACCATCGCCGAGTGGACCGCCTCAGGGCTGACGATGCCCGCCCTGTACGGGCACCGCATGGACGACCCCGACTTCTTCGTCGGCGGTGCCGTCGGCGCGGACATGGCGGAAGACGAGATCGGGTGGCGCGTCAAGGGCGCCTTCGACCTCGAGTCGCCGAAGGGCCCGCAGACGTACCGGCTCGCGAAGTCGGGGCGGCTCGCGCAGCTGTCGTTCGCGTACGACGTGCTCGAAGAAGGCGCCGTGCAGCTCGACGACGGCCGCAAGGTCAACGAGCTCCGAAAGCTGAAGGTCTACGAGTTCTCGTTCGTGCCCATCGGCGCCAACCAGGACACCTCGATCGTCGCGATCAAGGCGATGGCAGAGGACTTCGCCTCCGCGGCGAAGGCGGGCCGGGTGCTGTCGGCGAAGAACGAGGAGACCCTGCGGGGTGCGATCGAGTCGCTCGACTCGACCCGCTCCGCACTCAAGAACGTCCTGTCTCAGATCGAGGCAGGCGATGACCAGGAGAAGGCCAGCGGTCAAGCCGTGACCAACGACGAGGAGCCCCAGCGGGCCAAGTCGGAGGAGTCCGGTGTCAGCCCGTCCGCCCGAGCACTGGCAGTCAACCAGTACATCCAGACGCTCTGAGGAGCGAGGAAGGGGTCACACCGTGAACCCGAAGGAAAAGCTGGCAGCCCTGCAGAAGGCGTGCCAGGACATCGTGAACGGCGCCAAGGCGGCCGAGCGCGAGCTGACCGATGAGGAAGTCACTCTCCTCGAGACCAAGTCGAGCGAGGCGCTCGAGCTCAAGGGCAAGATCGAGCGCTCGGAGAAGTCCGCCGCGCTGATGGAGTCCATCGGCGGCATGAAGTCGGACAGCGAGCCCAGCTCGACCGAACCGACCGCGGGTCAGGCGAAGTCGCTCGGTGAGCACTTCGCGAAGGCCATCGGTCAGGACGGCTTCGCGTCGCTCAAGAGCCGCGGACGCACCGTCGAGGCGCCTGAGTTCAAGGCGAACACCGATCCCAACACGGTCGGTTCCGCCTTCGGCGCGGTCGTCACCGACGTGGACCGGACCATCGTCCAGGCGTATCGTCGCCCGGTCGTGTCCGACCTGCTTGGCGTCGGGACCATCAACGGCTCCTCCATCACCTACTACGTCGAGGGCGCTGTCGAAGGCGCGTTCGCGACCGTGGCTGAAGGCGGGCAGAAGCCGCAGATCCACGTCATCAACCCGACCGCCGTCACCGACGCTCTCAAGAAGATCGCCGCGTGGTTCGACACCTCGGACGAGATGATTGAGGACGTCCCCTTCATGGTGTCGGAGATCAACAACCGAGGCACCTACCTGCTGTCCCTCGCCGAGGAAGCCCAGCTGCTCTCCGGCGACGGCACCGGTAGCAACCTGACCGGTCTCCTCAACCGATCGGGCGTGCAGGTCGTCACGCAGGCCTCCACCGGGTTCACCGGTGAGAGCGCACAGGACGCGGTCTTCCGCGCTCTGACCGCGGTGCAGACCGCTACCGGCCTCACCGCCGACGGCATCATCATCAACCCGGCCGACTACCAGGCGCTGCGCCTGTCGAAGGACGCCAACGGGCAGTACTTCGGCGGAGGCTTCTTCTCCGGCGAGTACGGCAACGGCGGCCTCTCGTTCCAGCCGCCGCTCTGGGGCGTCCCCACCGTGGTTTCCGCCGCGGTGCCCGCCAAGACCGTCGTCGTCGGCGCGTTCAAGGCGGCCGCGACCGTCTACCGCAAGGGCGGCGTGCGCGTCGAGTCGACCAACAGCGACCTCGGGAAGTTCACGAAGAACATCGTGACGACCCGCATCGAGGAGCGCCTGGCACTCGCCGCGCGCATCCCCTCGGCGGTCGTGAAGGTCGTCCTCTCCTAGCAGTTCCCACGGGCGGGGTTGCTCAAGCGGCCCCGCCCACCCTCACCCCGAAAGGAGAGCACAAATGGCTCTCAAGCAGTACGACGTCGAGATCAACGGCATCAACCACACGCTGCAGCTGTCCGACGAGGACGTGAAGCAGTACAAGAACGCCAAGGAGGTCAAGGCCAAGCAGGCCCCGGCCCCCCAGAACAAGCAGGCGCCCGCGCCCGCAACGAACTAGAGGGGAGGCGGGGATGAAGTCGTTCGCAAGCAAAGAGCAGATGGCCGACCGTTCGCGCGGCGCCATCCCCGCCGACACTCCGTTCCTCGAGCTCTCGCTCCGGGCGGCATCACGCCTGATCAGGAATAGCTGCGGTTGGCACATCGCCCCCGTGATACAGACCGTGTTCCGCTACCGCGAAGATACCGGCGGCCAGCTGCTTCTCCCGTCCCTGCACATCGCAAGCATCGACTCGCTGACCTCGCGCGGGACCCCCGTCGACCTCGACGAGAACCCCGTCACCTTCGACCCCGACACCGGGTGGTCCAACACGGCCGGCTGCGACGTCGCCATCACATTCACCCACGGGTATTCCATCCCGGACACGAACAGCGATGAAGACGACCTGGACGAGATCCCTGAGGACATCGTCGATCTCACCCTCATGATCGCCTCGCGCGCGCTCGGTGCCCCGCTCGGGTACACGCGTGAGCAGTCCGGGCAACGGTCCGTCTCGCATTCCCTGACCGCTCAGGGCGTCGCCGGCGGGACCGTGCTCCTCGCACACGAGAAGGACGCACTCGCTGAGTACCGAATCGCGAGGCTGCCGTGATCGACCGCGAGACCATCATCCGGAAGCGGTACCCGCTCATCGACGACGGCCACGGCGGCCAAGAACGCGATCGCGGCGCCAACCCAGACATCCTCCCGATCCCCGGGTGCGACGTGCAGCCCGGCGCGACTCAGGAGGACCTGCAGAACCGCGATGGCGCACTCGTGCAGTGGACAGTATTCGCACCCGGCCACCCCGACGTGACCGCAACCGACGACATCGAGTACCAGGGCGAGACGTACGCCGTCGACGGGAAGCCGGCGCGATGGCCAGGCAGCCCCGCTGTGAAGCACACCGTGATCCTGCTGAAGACTTGGGAGGGCTGATGGCCAAGGTCACCAAAATCAAGGTCTCCTCGAGCGCCGTGCGACAGATTCTCCAGTCCGACGAAGTGCAGGCTGACCTTCAGAAGCGCACTCGCGCCATCGCGAACGCGGCTGGCGGGGAACCGGACTTCAAGGCCCGCGTCGAGGTGCGTCAAGGTTCGAGCAAGCTCGGCCGCGCGATGGGCTTCGTGACTACCGCCACCCGGAAGGGTCGCAAGGCCGAAGCCGAGGATCGGAAGCTCACCCGCGCGATCGGAGCCGGCCGATGACAGAGATCATCGTCGCCGAGGACGCGGAGCTCGCAGCGGTCACCGAGTTGAAGCAGCGCCTTCCCGACACGGGCGAGGTCAACCCGATCGTGGCGACGAGCATCCCCGCCACACAGCCGCCTGAGTTCTTCCGCGTCATCGTCACAGGCGGCACCGACCGCGACCTGGTCACCGACAACCCGTCGATCACCGTCGAGGCGTACGCGCTCCGCGAGGCCCGCGCTGAGCGCATGGCCGCCCGAGCGCACGCCGTCCTCCTCGCTGCAGCCCGCGCCGGCTCGATGGGCGGCGTGCCCTGCTACCAGGCGCAGTCGTTCGCTCGCCCCGGGAACCTCCCGAATCCCCTCGTGCCAGACCGGCGCCGCTACACCTTCACGATTTCCGCTGACCTGCGAATGGCAGCGGTCTAGGTTCCCGCCTTCCCTCGCACCGACCCGACCGGGCCGGCGCTTCGTCATGCCTTCTGAAAGGGGCAACGCACATGGGTGCACCCACCAGCAAGAACGTCTTCGTCGGAGCGCCCGATCAGGCGACGACCGGCGCGATCCTCACCGGCCCCGAGACCGACACCATCCCCGCGCAGATCAGCGACTTCGTCTACACGTCGCTGCTCTCCTCCGGGTACGTGTCCGAGGACGGCGTCACGATCACCCCGTCCGACTCGAACGAGTCGATCAAGGACTGGTCGGGGGCGGAGATCCGCCGCATCCTCACCGAGTTCTCCGGCGAGCTGTCGTGGACTCACCTCGAGCTCAACGCGGAGTCCGGCGGAACCTACTTCGGGGACGCCAACGTCGCCGTGTCGGCCGCGTCCTCGACGAAGGGCAAGCAGATCCGGATGGCCCTCGGGAAGGCCGACGGCAGCGCGAAGGCCTACTACTTCAAGATGAAGGACGGTGCCCGCCGAGTCGTCGTCTTCGTGCCCCACGGTGTCATCACCGAGCGCGGCGAGATCTCGCTCGTGAACTCTGCCGCCGTGATGCTCCCGGTCACCCTCGCCGCTCTCGCGGACGCCGCGGGCAAGCACATCTACATCTACACCGACGACGGCGTGTTCTCCGCCTGACCCACGAACGACCGGGCGGCGCGACGGGAACCCGCGCCGCCCGGTCTCACTCCATACCGGTTCCCACCCAGTTGAAAGGTTCCCACCATGTACGAGGTTCCCGCATCGAAAGCGTCGATCAAGCAGAACGTCTTCGAGTTCAAAGTGCCCGGCACGAAGAAGACCTGGTCGATCCCGAAGCAGGCCTACATCAACTCCGAGCTTCTCGGACGGTTCCAGGCCGAAGCGATCGTCCTGAAGCCCATCGTCGAGGCCGGCGGCAAGCCCACGCCTGAGCAGGCGATCGCGCTGATGACGATCCAGCAGGAGATCTTCGATCACTACTGCCCGGGCGTCCGCGCTCTGGTGGACAGTGAGCAGCTCGCGCAGCTGTTCCGGGCCTGGCAGGAAGCCTCCGCCCAGGGGCAGCAGGGCGTGCAGCTGGGGGAATCCTAGGCCTCTACCTGTTCCTGATGGAGCACGGAGAGGCCGTCGCATACGACCTGCTCGAACGAGGGAAGAACCTCGACGACCTCGGCACTCAGGCGCTGTCGTGGCCGGACCTGCTGCTGATGGTGCGCCGGTGGCAGAAGATGCCCGGCACCGCCACGCAGGAGTCCGTGCACGGCATCATCTGGTCGATCGAGGCGCAGTTGCTCGCCGAGATGCTCGACACCCTGCGGCTCGCGAACTGGCAGCGCGCAGGCAAGAAGAACACCCCGAAGCCGAAGCGCACGCCGCGGCCGTGGGAGTTGAAGTCCCGCCAACAGACGATCGGCTCCGAGCCGATCCCGGTGTCGGAGTTCGACGAGTGGTGGGAGTCGCAGGACGCGGCTTGATCTGACGACCCGGGAGGTGTCCGCATGGCTGCATCCGGTGTCGAGCTCGCAACCGCATGGGTGCGCCTTACGTTCTCCGCTGAGGGCGTGCAGGATTCGGTCGCGAAGGAGACCGCGAAGGCGGCCGGGGATGCCGAGCAGTCCGGCGGCAAGGCTGGCGAGCGCTTCTCGGACGGGTTCGGAGGCGCCCTCAAGGCTCTCGGCACCGTAGTCGTCGCGGCCATCGCAGCTGCCGGCGTGAAGTCGGTGGTCGAGTCGGCGTTCAGCCAGATCAATCTTTCGGGTTCGCTCGCCGCCCAGCTGGGTGACACCGAGCTCGTCGCCGGTGCCGCCTCCGCTGCGTCCGCCATCTACCGCGACGGATGGGGCGAATCGCTCCAGTCGGTCGGCACCGACGTGGCTACCGTGTCGCGCGCGCTCGAGTCGCTCGGCTCCGACGCGGACCTTTCCGAGGTCACGAAGCAGGCGATGGTCCTCTCCGACACGTTCGGCGAAGACGTCAACGGCACCATTACTGCCGCGTCGCAGCTGGTCCGCACAGGGCTCTCCCCGGACATCGAGTCGGCCATCGACTTGATCACCGTGGGGTTCCAGTCCGGCGCGAATTCCGGCGGCGACCTCCTCGACACCTTCAACGAGTACGGCGTCCAGTTCGAGAAGCTCGGCCTCGAGGGACCCGCAGCGCTCGGTCTCCTGAACCAGGGTCTTCAGGCCGGCGCCCGGAACAGCGACCTCGTCGCGGACGCCATCAAGGAGTTCTCGATCCGCGCGATCGATGGCTCCGAGAGCACGGCGGCAGGGTTCCAGGCGATCGGCCTGGATGCGGCGTCCATGGCTGCTCAGATCGCCGCCGGCGGGCCTACCGCATCCGCGGCCCTGCAGACCACGCTCGACTCCCTGAAGGCGATCGAGGACCCGGTGGCGCGCGATGCCGCCGCGGTCGCCCTGTTCGGCACCCAGGCAGAAGACCTCGGGTCCGCGCTCTTCGCCCTCGACCCGAGCAAGGCCGCCGCAGGAATCGGGGACATCTCCACCAAGGCAGAGGATGCGGTCTCGAACTCCGCGAACCTCGAGCAGTCCTTCGTCGCCCTGCAGCGCTCCGTGACCGAGACTCTCGGCGGCGCCCTCGCACCGGCCATCACGTGGCTGTCGCAGAACCAACAGGTTCTCATCGCCCTCGCCATCATCATCGGCGTGACCCTGGTCGCTGCGTTCATCGCATGGTCGGTGTCGATCTGGGCTTCGACCGTCGCGCTGCTCGCGAACCCGGTCACATGGATCGTGCTCGCGATCATCGCGCTCATCGCCGCGATCGTGCTCCTGGTCATGAACTGGGACACCGTCGTCACGTTCCTCACGGACACCTGGAACGGTTTCATCGGCTGGATCACCGGAGTCATGAACGGCTTCGCCGGCTGGTGGAACGGCGTGTGGGCGGGCTTCATTGGCTTCGTCACCGACGTGTGGAACGGGTTCATCGGGTGGGTCACCGACACCTTCAACCTGTTCCTCCTCGGCCTGCAGATCATCGGCGCCGCAATCGCGACCTGGTGGAACGGGCTCTGGCAGGGCATCGGCGACTTCATCGGATCGATCTGGAACTGGATCGTCGGCGCGGTCGCGAACTACATCAACACGGTGTGGTCGATCATCTCCGCGGTCGGGCAGGCGATCGCCTCGATCTGGAACGGCATCTGGTCCGGGATCTCGTCGTTCTTCGGCGGCATCTGGGACGGCATCCTGTCCGTCATCAGCAACGTGCAGACGACGTTCTCGAACGTCTTCAACGCAATCGGCGACATCGTGCGCGGCGCGTTCGACGGGGTCGTCAGCACCGTGCGCGGCGTGATCAACGGGATCTCGTCTGCGGTGAACGGGGTCATCGACGGCATCAACTCTGTCGCCGGCGCGGTGGGTGGCGCGATCGGGCTGAACATCTCGATCCCGCACCTGCCGATGCTTGCCACGGGCGGCACGATCCTCCGGTCCGGCAGCGTCATCGTTGGCGAGAACGGCCCGGAGATGCTGCGACTCCCGGCCGGTGCGGTCGTCGACCCGGACATCAGCGGGGCGGGCAGCGAGAGCACCGCGCGCCCGATGCGTATCAGCGTGCAGATCGACAAGAAGGAGATCGCCTACGCGGTCGCCGATTGGAACGAGGGACTGGAATGACGCTCACCATCGGACGGTTCGGCCTCGACCTCGCCGCCGGAACTGTCGCATCCACCGACACGGACGGCGGCACCCTGAAGATCACGGGCCGCACCGCGTACTCCGACATGGAGCAGGCGCGTGCGCTCGAGCAGCAGATCCTCGGCTACGTCGATCACGCCGATGAGTCGTTCGTGCCCGTCACTTGGGACGAGACCCCGCAGATCGACGGGTTCTACCGGGTGTCGGGCGCGTCTGTCGGTGGTGTCGCCGGGCTCGCGCCGGCGGGCGTCCTGAACTTCTCCGTCACCCTCGTCCGGGTGCAGGGGTTCGCCGCCCCGCTGATCGAGGACGTCGTGCTTGGCACTGCGCGGCCGTCCGCTCTGGGCGTCCTCGCCCAGTCCTGGGTCGGGTTTCCCGCGTCGGCCCGGTCGTTCATCGAATACCGGGATGGGGACCCGGGGCTCGGTGGAGCCGCCCAGACCCGGAAGGGCGAGGATGGCCGTGACGTCGTCGTCCAAAGCGGTATCGCCGACTCGTGTGTCGTGCAGTACTACGTGGCGCCCGATCGCTACTACGACGCGGCCTCGACGCTGCAGGTTGCGAGTCGCACGGTCGCCGGCCGCCAGGTGCCTAACAATCCGACGGAATGGCTGCTCTCGAACGGCATCCTCCAGGTCCGACTCAAGGAGGGCTCGTCCTTCACTCTCGAATACCGGGCGTGGAAGACCGACGGGTGGTCTACCTGGCACACGCTCCGGATCGGCAGCTCGGCCCTGAAGTTCCCGCCGTTCTACGAGCTGTTCGAGCCGCACACCATCACGGTGCTCCGGAACTCACCTGAGATGGTCGTGATCCGGCTCGTGACAACGGCTCGGGAGAACAACATCGGATCCCGGCGTCCGGTGACCGTCGATATTGCTCTTCGCCGTGGCGCTCGCATCGCCGCGGTCCACTTTCAGGGACTCGCGAGCGTGTACCTGACCCTCAGGCTTGGCGACTTCAACGGTGCCGACGCCAAGACGGGCGGATACACGAAGACGCTCGGTCCCGGCAACGCGGGCGAGGTTCTCGTCTTCGCCTCACCGACACCGGTCATCTTCGAGGACGAGACACACCCCGCGGCGGGAGAAATTCCTGTGGACCTAGGGCCTGACGCCAACGTGAAGCCGGCCGCCGGCGGCGTCCATGTTCGAACGGACGGTTGGTCGTTCGGTTTCGGAATGTCGAATCACGCCGACGAGTTCAACTCGGACACGCTGACCTACGACCGGGCCATCCGCGAGTACTTCTGGGCGGGCACGGACAAGCAGACGGTGGTGGCGCAGTGACGGTCACCGAACGGCTCATGGGTGTCGGCCAGTGGTCCCTCGATCTCGTCGAGGACACCCCGATCAGCGTCCTCGACCGCCTCGACGTGCGCACTTCCGGGTTCGGGCACATCGTCGTCACGCCCGTCCCCGTCGACGTCGCGCTCGGCGACGCGATCCTCCCGATCGCCCGCTACACCGGCGTGTACCGCGAGCAGGACCGGGTATCGCTCGGCGGGCTCGGGCCGAACATGTGGGTCGCCGACAGCAACGGCAAGGGCCCCTTCTACGCGGAAGGGCTCTCGACCCCGGACGGCAAGTTCGCGGACTGGGTCACCCGGCTTCGGCCGGCGCAGCTGACCCCCGGGATCACGTCGACGATCGCCGGGTGGTTCCCGAAGACCTACTTCGGGACGAACCTCCGCGACCCCCTCGATGAGGTATGCCTCTACTTCGGCGCCGAGTGGCGCGTCACCCCCGCGCTGGCGTTCGACATCGGGAAGCGCGCGGACCTGTTCCGCGTCGACCCCGTCGCCGTCGTCGTGGCGAAGGAGAGCGAAGCCGGCCGCGACCTCAACGTGCAGGGCATCCCCGGCGACGTGAGCGCCCCGCGCGACGTGAAGAACATCGTGCGCCGCGTGAACCTCTACTCGGGCGACCAGGACGCACCCACGGTCACGTTCTCGACGCCGACAGTGTCGGACGCCGACTTCCCCTACCGGGGGCCCGACGGGTCCGTGCTGCGCATGGATCAGCGGTACGAGTCCTGGGATGCCCCAGTCGGGTCGGAGGCGCAGTACGCGAACAACCTGCAGAACCTGAACAAGCTGCCCCACGAGGAAATCAAGCTCACCACCCGCCAGTACGACATCGGGCAGAACGTCGAAGTCGGCGACAACCTGTGGGTGTTCGACCCGCTGAAGGGCATCCGCGACCTCAGCAACCCGGTCGACTACCGCGGCGTCACGATCTACCCCGAGATCATCCGCTGCGTGGGCTACACGTGGCCGGTGCGGCAGGGCATGGGCGTGTACTTCCGCCGCTTCGTGAAGGTCGACGGCTCCTGGGTCGTCGACTGGATCGACCTCACGAACTACGTCGAGTTCGAGACCGGTGACACGTCGGTCGAGATCGGCGACAAGCCGCGCAGCACCCGATAGGAGGACGCCGTGGACGCCACGACAGTCACGACTGAGACCAACGCGGCCGGGGTGTTCGCTGTCCCTCACGGGCTCAGCGTTCGCCCGGCCACGATCGTCCCGGACATGCGCGACGAGAACCTCGCCATGGAGTTCACCGGCTTCGACGACACCCTCGTCCGTGGCGTCCTCCGCAGCCGTGCGACGGGCGACCCGGTGGCAGACACCACGTTCACCGCCCGCTTCCTGGTGGTGCCCTA